TCTGTGGCCGGCCGCGCGCGCCGCGTGGAAAATTCTTCGCCCGGGGACTGGGACGAACTCACCGCCCTGCTCTGGAAGGCTGCCCGTAAGGGCAATGTGCCGGCCATGAGGATCCTCAGAGACGAGATGACCAAGGAGGCCGATGCTCACCCAGGACCGACCTCGCACATCGACGAACTCGCAGCGCGCCGTCAAGGCGCTACTAGCTAGCTTCGAGGCCTTCTGTTCTGAACTGAAGATCGAGGATGGCAGTCCCTTCGTGCTCCAGGACTACCAGCGGACTATCGTTTGGGACTACTTCGATGGGGTCACCGAGCTCATCATCATCATCCCCAAGAAGAACGGAAAGACAACCCTCTTAGCGGCCTTGGCCCTGTATCACCTGTTGGTTACCCCGAACGCCGAATGCATCATGGTGGCTGCCTCGAGGGAGCAGGCGGAGATCATCCTGCGCCAGGCACGCATGTTCATCCGCCAATCCCCCTCTCTCCAGCGGGTGATGAGGGTTCAGCAGCGGTCGATTCTGTCTCAGCTGGATGAGGGGCGGATCCGGGTGTTGGCCTCGGATGAGGACACGGCAGACGGAACCATCCCGACGCTGGCCATCGTGGACGAACTCCATCGCCACAAGACCGCAGACCTCTACGGGGTGCTCAGGGACGGCCTGACCCCCCGGAATGGGCAGATCATCACCATCTCGACGGCTGGGGCGACCTTCGACTCCCCGCTCGGCCAGAAACGGCAGCAGGCTCATGAGGCACCGGGCTTCAAGCGCGTCGGTACTCACAACTATCTGAGAACGCCCAACCGGGCCTTCCACGAATGGTGCCTATTGCCCGGGGATGACGTTTCAGACATGGCCGTCGTCAAAACGGCCAATCCCGCCCCCTGGCAGACCGAGGAAGCCCTCCGTGAGCGGCACGATTCCGAGGAAGAAACGCCGTGGCAGTTTCTCCGGTTCGCCTGCGGGATCTGGACCGAGGGCGAAGAACCGTGGATCGACCCTGCCGTCTGGGATGCGTTGCCCGAGGGGACACCTATCCCCGGGGAGGGTGTCTGGCTCGGCGTTGATATCGGCAACATCGGGGAATCGTCGGCCATCGTGCTCGTCAGCCGACGAGATGGGCACTTCTACGCCGAAGCTCGAGTCCTGGACGACCCTGATCTAGAGGCTGTTGAGGATGCGATCCGCGATATTCGCAAGGACTACAAGGTCGCGTCATGCGCCTTCGACCCGAGGATGTTCCCCCGGTCTGCCGAGATGCTCGAGAAGGAAGGTCTGCTCATGTTGGAGTTCCCGCAGACCGCAGAACGTATGGGCAAGGCCTCAGCGACCCTTTGGAGGCTGATCGAGCGCCAGGAGATCCACCATTCGGGGGATAAAGTCCTCCGTTCCCATGTTCTCGCGGGCGTGGTGAAGGAAGACCAGCGCGGCTGGAGGCTCGCTAAAGACCCGCGTACCCGCCGCCCCATCGCCGCGTTGGTTGCGTTAGTGATGGCGGTGCAGACCGCCGCTGATGGTAGCTCTATGAACTTCTGGGCGCTCTGATGGGGCTGTTTTCGCGTAAGAAGAAGGCCGAACAGCGCGATTGGCTCTCTGATGGTTGGACATTGCCCATGCGGAGCCCGTATTTCAGCACCGCTGGGCCGTTCGTGGATACCTCCAGCACTCTGGGACTGTCAACCGCAGCTGCGGCGATCAAGCTCATCTCGGAGACCATCGGCATGATGCCGCTCAAGGTCTACAGGGGTGAGAAGCCCGATGTGAACGAGGCACGGGACTCCTGGCAATGGTTCAGGCTCAAAGAACAGCCGAATGAAGAGCAATCCGCCTACGATTTCTGGCAGGACGCTACGGCCTCCATCGAGACTCAAGGGAATGCCTTCATCTGGAAGGCGCTCGGTCGTAGGCCGGTCAGAGATGAGAATGATATCGAGTTCTATCTGATCGACCCTGTGAATGTCCTGGTGAAGCGGGACGATGCGGGGCGGAAATACTATGAGATCCGGCGAAAAGGCCAATCAGAGCGTGTTCCGGCCTCTCAGATCCTCCATATCCGGGGCTGGGTATCGTCTCCGGGTGCAGATGTTGGCTTGTCGCCCATCGCTCTTTACCGAGAGACCATCGGCTCGGCCATCGCTGCCAGGGATTATCAATCACGGTTCTATGCACAGGGGACGGCCCTACCGGGATTCATTACGATTCCCGGCCCCGCTAATCAAGAGGATCTCGATCGTTTCGCCGCTGAATGGGACCAGCGGCATGGGGGGCTGGCGAACGCTCACAGGCCGGGGATGCTCGGAAATGGGGCTGGATGGGTCCCTACGGGTATCTCGATGCGAGATGCCCAATACATCGAGACTCAACGGTTCTCGGCTGAAGAAGTGTGTCGAATCTTCCGCGTAACCCCCGGGATGCTCGGTATTGAGCCGGCATCCACACATGGGGCGAGTGGCGGCGTTTCAGCAAGTGATGACTTCGAACGATTTCTTCAGGTGGATCTCGGTCCACGGATCCGTAGGGTAGAGATGGCCTTGATGCGGGATACCGACCTGTTTCCGCTTAGGGGCGATCTCTTCCCAGAGTTCCTCACCGCCGCGGTTCTTCGTCCGAGCCTCACGGTGCGTATGTCGGCTTATGTGGACGCGATCCAGGCCGGCGTTTACACGAAGAACGAGGCTCGAGAGTTCGAGAACATGCCCGCCAAGGAAGGTGGAGACGAGCTTCAGCAGACGCCGGTTGGCGGGGCACCGAACGCAGGGAGTGTCGGTGTTCCATCTGACGCTTGAATACGTCCCCCACGGGGACGAATCGAAGAAAGAGACGATAGGCATCGCCCGTATCTGCAATCTACGCAAACACGAACCCGGCTCAGATCTGGGCTCCTTCCATGGGTATTTCGAGGTCGAGAACGCCCGTCAGATTGACGCATACATCGAGGATTACCCGCGTAAGCAAGGCACGCCCTGGGACTTGATAGCGACCCTGCTACGAGCCTCCGGCGCTGGCGAAGGGATCACAAATGGGTGACGAACAAGACCGCGAGATTCGTCTCGTTCCCCTAAGCGAGATGGAGATTCGGCATTCAGGTCGCGCAACCGAGGGATTCACTATCCGAGGCTATCCAGCCGTCTATAACGAGACCTCGCTCAACCTCGGTGGATTCCGAGAGCAGATTGCACCGGGGGCGTTCGATGAAGTCCTGGCTACCAACCCGGACGTGCATTTCGTCTGGGATCACGATACGCGCTATGTCGGGGCCAGAACCACGAATGACACCCTCCATCTATCATCCGACGACCACGGCCTCTTCATGGACGCCCAAGTAGGCAACTACACGTGGGCCAAAGACCTTCGCACCGCCCTAGAGCGGGGCGACATCGACCAAGGATCGTTCTCATTCTCCATCGCCGAGGACGGCGCGGAGATGTCGATAGACGAGAACGACCAAGTGCTCCAGCGTGTCAACAACGTGAGCAACCTCTTCGACGTGACCGTGACCGCGAAGGGGGCTTATCCGCAAACAAGCCTGGCCGTAGCCCGTTCATTGGCTGCGGTCACAGGTCGTCCACCCGAAGAGGTGGAGGCCGCGCTGGTCGCTCCTGAAGAGGGCCAGAGAGAAGAGGAAGAGCCGAACCGCGAGCTAGTCATCCTGATCGAAGGCCTACAGAAACGGGCCAACGTTCGTAGGGCGCGGCTTGCGGAGTTGGCGAAGCGAATGGAGAAGCTATGAGCGTCAAAACGCTCGAAGAGCTCCAGAGTGACTTCGCTAACGCTCAGATCGAGCTTGAGACGACCGACGCCGCCCTTTCGGCGATGGATCCCGTCAAGGCCGATGAGCGTGATGTGGAGGAACTCCGGGCTCAGTTCGACGAGCAAGAGAAGCGGGTAGCGGCTATCGCCGAAGACATCGACCGGAAAGAACGGATCCTGAAGGCTCGAGAGGCTGTGCCACGGGCTGAGGGCTCGGTCGAGGTCGGTAGGGAGCCGCGAACCTACGAACAGGGTGCCCGGAACGCAGATGGGCACTTCCGCAGTTTCTTCCAAGACCTGTTCCACTCCGAGCAGGGCAGTCACGAGGCCCAGATGCGACTCAATCGCCATGCGCGTGAGGTCGCGGTAGAGCAGCGTGCCGCCATCACCACGTCATCGGGTGGTCCCGGTCTCGTCCCACCGCAGTACCTCTTGGACGACCTGGCCATCTTCGCGAGGTCAAGCCGTCCATTCGCAGACTCCCTTGGTCCGCGCCCCCTGCCTGAGAC